AACCGTGGTCTAGAGTAGGAGGGAAGTTAATGGTATCATAACCCCCATTCGTGTCAGACACGGTGATGCCGAGAGGTCCTATGGGGTCAATCTGTATCGATCCCAGGATCTCGGTGTTGGTGTAGCCGCCGTTGGATAGACGGGCCCAAGAGGCGTTGGCGTAGCCATGTGCCTCTAGCCGGGGTGCCTGCAGGAGTACATCATACGTGACCCACAGTTCACCCAGAACCACGTCATCAGCTGGGCAACCCTCAACTGCTATAGTGAACCGCCCCAAGTCAGTGAACCTCTCTTCGTCCACTGTTCCGTACCGCAGGTACATCAGCTCAAGGGGCCGGTCTTTGGGATTGCACTCAACCAGGTGGAGCAGTGGGGCCGTCACCTCACTGGAGGTCGTGTACATGTATGACTCCATCTCTCTCCTGTTGACAAACTCCGCAGCATCAGGGTCGTACTGTGTTGCCATGATCACAACCCCCTGGGCCTGGGTGGTGGTTAAGTAACCGGCTGTTGTGACGAACTCAAATCCAAGGCCCCTGATGTCGTAGCGCTCATAGTTGCGCGCCATGACCGAGAGCCATGGGAACGAAGCGTAGAGGCCTGGGTTGATGTCATAGACGGTTGTGGAGAAGTTTTGGGACGAGTACACAAGGCCTATAAACTCCCTGTGCGCCACTCTAACGTCCCCGTTCCCGAACGTCACCTTCTCTTGCATCAACGAGTTTGAGTGTATGGTGTAGTCACCCATGCCTGTGATCTTACTGAGGAAGTCTCCGCCCATGTGCCCCAGTGACGGGTTGCCCAAGTAGGTACCGATGGCCGTTCCCCCGGCACGCATAACGTTTCCGAGCGCGGTTTTCCAAGCGGGTCTGCTACCCGAGGCTCTCTTGCGGGGCTGCTTGGCCTTGGCCTTCTTCTTACCCGCAGTCTTCTTTGCGAGGTATGTTTGGCTCTGAGCCCGCCACAACACCATGTTCAAACACTGATGGAGCTGCACGCCGGCCTCAAGGTTGAGAGAGGACACAAGGGACATGACCGCATGGACTTGCGGAGCGCCCCACATGAGCCCCATCTCACGCTCAGTCAGACCATACTCATAGCCAGCCCTGAATGGGGAGATGCCCTTCCGCTTCGCGTTCCTCAGTTTCAGCACCTCCTCCTCACGAGACCAGCGCATCAGGTCGTCAACTGTAAACCCGGGTTCGTCGTTCTCACACGGCTCACCCACGTCGGTTACGAACCCCTCCTGGAACTCAGTGGCCGTGAATTGACAGGGGAACAGGTCAATATGGACGTTGTTTTCAATCCATTCCTCCATGGCTACCACAACCTCCAAAGGTAAGCCATACTTCATGCAAAACCACTCATACGTGTCACTCGACGGGTAGACGCACACACCGCCCTGTATCCTCCCGTCCCAACTGTCACGCCTGTCCCTAAGTGCCACAACTCCCTTCTCAGCACAGGAGTCGGTGATGGCCCGCAGGAACGAACCGATGATGGGCACATGTCCAGCCGTGCAGAGGAGACTCTTGGCGGTCCCATAAAGCAAGCCCTTGAATTGCTTTGACGGCTTGTTGTGGTGGTTGATGCCCATCTTTGCTAGCTGCCTGAATGGTTTGTTGCACCAGCGCCAGATGCCATGGACAGGAGCAAAGTAGCCAGAGCAGAACTCAGCGTCGAGTAGGGTCGCATGGACGTTGACGGTGACCTTCATGCCCAGACGCACGTACGTGTCAACAATCTC